TGTTGCAGCTCTTTTGTATCTGCTAAAATTAAAAGCTGGCCTCTTTGACGAGTTACAGCTTTACGAGCTTCTGCATCTAGTTTTTTCAGCAGAGGCTTTGTGAATTTTCTGTCAAAAGCCTGTGTACTCATTTAAAAATTCTTATATAGATCCAAAACACGCTTAATATGGTCAGGAAACGCTACGTTGTTCTTCTGACTAGAGGAAGTGCTGTTTTGGATGCTTGCACCTTGTATAGTTTGACGACCTTTGTGCTCGTCTTTTACATAGTAGGTGATTAAATCAATAACTGCAAGCTGAAGGTCTAAAGGACATGCCGAGTAGCCTGCCTTGTACGTAACCTTAACGGCACCGGGACCCGTAGGCCATGTCTTTCTAGTGCCTGCGGTAGTTACTCGGTAAATGCCATCAGTTGTGGCGTCTGCGTAGTACTCCGTAGCCGGTACAGTTGTATATGCCTGACTAAAGTCTTTTCTTTCTTGAACAGAGGTTACAGATACTAGAGGGCTCTCTGTGAGCTGCACTAAGTTACTGGACCATTCAATACTGAACTCTTCTACTTTGTCGGATGAGTGGAAGTCAATTATTGAGTTTCCACAATAAGTTTTCACTAATTGACTTACGGCAGAGATTAAAGAAGAGATACGTGCATCTTCCTTTGTGCTCTGAATATTTTCAGAAATTTTGTATTCTTCTAATGTTATTAAGTTTGCCATAAGTCCATTACTAAAAACTTGAGGGGAGCGGACTCCCCTCTCGTTTGCTTTTTAGATTAAGCTACACAATCGATCTTAACTGCAGATCGGTTACCAGCTGAGTCTGCAACCAACTCTTCAAAGCCAAGGGCTTGTGAAGCGACGATTACGTTACGCTGATTACCAACTTCGTAGTCAGTCTCAACTGTAATACCACGTAGACGTGGGATAGCATAGTTGCGAGTATTAACTGCGAAAGCTGCTGGGATACCAGCGGTTTCAGCAGGGAAGCTGTCAGATACGATTACTGGAGAACCGAATACAGCTCCGATTTGACCAGTGATCTTAGTAGCCAGATCAGAACCTACGTCAGTGATATCCTGGAAGGCTGCATCTTCGATAAGCTCGAAGTAGCGTGCTTGAGATACAATGTAAGCAACGTCAGACGGGTTAATACCATACTTACCCATATCCTTACGAGCGCCCATAAGCATAGCAGCAGTAAGAGTAGCAGAGTTGCCAGCAGCAATTGAAGTTCCGCTAATATCAAGTAGAGCAGTAGTAGCAGTAGCATATCCGTCAAGACCAGTGATAGAACCAGAACCGTTAATGATAGCGTTATCAACAGCGCGTGCGTGAGCGCGGGCAACTGAATCAACAAGCATAGGCATCAAGTTAATGAGAACTTGCTCATCTACGTTGTTGTCCATGAAAGTCTGGCTGATCAAACGATAAGCATTCAAAATTACCTGCTCAGGCTGGAAGGTGTTAGCAGCATTGTTAGCAGTGTTAATTGAGTGCAAGTTACCAGCAGAAGCAGCTCCAGTTTGGAAAGTAGCAGCTGATACATCAGGCTGGATTGGCAATACAGTAGCAGCGCCATTCACCTGAATCTCACGGAACAGACCAGCTGTACGCAAGTTTAAAGTAACTTCTTTTTCGATTTGACGAGCAACTTCTTGATCGATGTCAGCGGCTTGGTCAGTATATACAACACCAGCTTTTTCAAATACGTCACGGCCGAAATCAGTACCAGTGATACCTTTACCAGTCATAGTACCTAACAAGCTTGCGTGCATGAACTCACGGCCCCACTTAGATACGTCGCCTTTTGCGCGACCATCGGTGCCGAAAGTACGCTTGCTGTTACGCATAGCTTCGATTTCGGTGTTCTTCTCTTCTAGTTGAGACTTGAAAGAGTTAAGGACTTCGTCCATTTTAGCGTCTTTCTCGCCTAACTTGGCTTCGATGTCAGCCATTAGTGCTTCAACGCCAGTCTGAATTCCAGTCTTGACTTTGATGTCTTGTGCTTCAATAAATGAAGCTTGGTCAGCTGCTGCTTTAACTTCTGCTTGTTCAGCTGCTTTTTGCTCGGCTTGCTTCATAGCAATCTTAGCAGCTGTATCTTCAGCCACCTTCTTTGCAAAAGCTTCCAAGTCGATGTTTTGATTATCCATCTTGATCTCCTGATCTGCGGATTTAATTTCCGCGCTTTGAGGTGTGTCACTAGCTATTCCCGAAGTAATAACTTCATCCTTAGCCAGAGACTGACCTGCTAGATCTACACGATTTGTGAAAGTTTTTTTGAATTCTTCGTACTCATCAGATGAGTCAAAAGACTTCGCGAGCGAAAAAGTAGCTGACTGATTACAGGGTACAGATACAACTGATACCTCGAATAATTCAGCGTCCTTAATCATTAGTCCGTCGGTTTCCTTAATATAATCAGCATCCTTGACTCGGAAACCTACGGAAAAGGCCCCAAGAACACCGTCTTTTACTAGTTCTGCAACATTAGCAGGTGCTGACTTGCTAATCTTACATTCTAACTCCAAACCATTTGGTCCAGCTTTCAGACCTGTGGCTCGGCCAATTGGCTTGTCATAATCATGATTAAACAAGATAATTGGATTTTTTTCAAAGTTCTTTAGTCCACCTTTCTGCCAAGCTTCTACTGAGATGGAGTCACCCGCGCGATCAAAATCAGCTGTACTTGCCATTCCACGAATCATCACAGAACCATCATCCTGTGCTTGAGTCTTGAAAGTAGACGTAAGATTAAAGATTTTATTCATATCTTAATCCTTTTTTACTGCTGGTTTAATAGCAGGCTTGACCGCCGCCTTAGGTGCTGGCTTTGGTGCTGGAGCAGGGACAGGCTTAGCTGCCTCTACTTTTTTCTTCTCGATAGTTGATAGTAAATCAGGGTGTGCCCTTTTCATCATATCAATAGCTCGTGAATAACTTCTTCCTACATTACGAATACTGGATAAAAGCATGGGCTTGTCAGTCTGCTCGATGTATTCGGCTTGTGTTAAAATCGCACCTTTTTCAGCAAAGTACATTGCTAAGTCACGACATAATTTAATTCTTTGTGGTCTATTCGCCATCTTCGTCTGTTTCCTCTGGTCTTCCGCCTTCTGACGGGTTAGCTGCTGAGCCTGCAATATTTGCCGGCACTCTGATTTCTGCGGTACCTTCCATCTCTGGGAAGCCTAGTTTCTCTCTAGCTTCTGCGGCAGTAATAATACCACCGTTTACTAGTGAAGTATAGTAAGCAGACGCATCGCGTAGCTCAGGCTGTAGAGCAGGTATGTCAGTAATATCTTCTTTTAACTCAAAGCCAAAATATCTTTCGAGTGCAAAATTCATTTTTCGAACGATAGGAAGTATAGTCTCCAAATAATACATTCGCATATTTGGGCGAATGTTGGCGTTGTTGCCAGAGTCAAGCATAATTGGAGGCACTCCAAGCGCCTTCAATATTATCTTTTCGTTATCGGCTATGCTATTTTGAAAATCAAGATCTTTAAAATTTACATTTGAGATCGAATCTACTTCAATTCCACCGTCCAAAATGAGGGGCCTACGACCGCCTGCTTCTGGTTGATATCGTGACTGCCACGACACCATCATACGTTCTTTAATCTTTTCAGAAAGTGTGTTTGGTGACTTGAGTACCAATCCAGGAACTGCACCGTTCTTAAAGAAGTTATCTTGGAACTTACGCATTTTCATCATAAGTTGCATAGTGCGTAGAGCAGGACTCAAACGCGGAACACCTCGATAAATTGAGTGAAAGGAGTTCTCTTTAATATGTATAATTTCGCTAGGCTTATAGTTTACTTTCTCATTGTAAGTGAACTTTTCAATGTAAGTATCTGTGCTAGAGTGTATAACCATTTTATCGGAAGGAAGGTGGTACAAATGTGCACCATCATAGTATATAAAGATATTACCGTCTAGTATGAAGTCGGTGATAAGATTGCGTTTAAATGTATTAATGTCCTGAAAAGGATTAGGCTCTTGGTTTAAAAGCAAATCAACTTTGGCTCTCTTAATACCTTTAATGATGCTATTGCCCTTATGCTGTCCACCAATTAGGGTAGGTATCTCAGCCGCATCATCTACAATAATATTTACTGCACGGTTTACAACTTCTAACTCTTCATAAGCTCTCTCGTATGAGAAAGTGGGTTCACGGGAGTTTTGGATTTCATTGCCGTAGTACTGCTGCGCAGGATTTAGCTTTTCCTCCACTTCAACGTGTTTTTTCTCGAAAGGGTTATACCAAGCCATGTTTTTCTCTTTGAATCTCTACCCAGCGCATCTGTTTCTTTGCAGTCCCTAGCGCAGGGTCTTTCCCGTAAATTGAGTGAAGTTTTAAATGATGTGTATGACATAATGTTGCTGTGTAGTCATATAGCTCATCATGATGTTCTTCTATAAAGTCATCCCGAAGAGATTGAATGTACTCGGGATTGTGTTTGTTTTTTAGTAGCCACTGATTTAGCAAGGGAGTTAAACTGTAGAAGTGGTGAAAATCGAGCTGTTCGGTTTCACCACAAATCTCGCAAGAGTCTCCCTTTGCATACTTGGACTTTGCCTTATCTCGTACATACTTTACATAGTCACGTTTTAACTTAGGCATTTTCCATTGGTTCCTGATTTTTCATTAGAAGAATTATATCGAGTTTAAGGTGTCTTGTCAACCACTATTTTTGAGTAGGTATCGCTAGAAGGATACTTGCGAGGTTTGAAATGAGTAGAGTGCGTATCTTAAACCATCTGCCATGTGAGAAGCCATGTTGTGTTTCGGCTTTTCCCTTATTAGATTAGGGTTTGGATCCCACTGATAAGAATCTAGGCACTTCAAAGATTCCTTGCATTCCTGATCTACAAAAAGTTTATCATTATCAATAATTCCTGCAACGTGTCCTATGCCGTCAATAACAGACTTCTTAGCGTTAATACTACTAATATCATAGTTCTGTGCAAGATCAAATCGAGTCTGCTGTGCCGCCGAGTCAATGTAGATAAAGTCGATATCCCATCGTTGAATTAATTTTTGTATCTCTACTGCATGCT